TACAATAATTAGAAATGGACAAGGAAATAGAAGTGAAGAAGGGTGGATACCTATCATAGAAAACCCAGATATAGATAATTCATCTATATATTTAACTAGTACCCAAAAACTGTCTATAATTAATGAAACATTTTCAAAACAAGAAAATAGAGGATATAACGTAGGTAGTTACAAAAATTCAAATACACCACTTCCTACTTCTTTAGAGCAATATTTCAACCCCCAAATTCTTTTAAACTCAAATAGAATAGTTTTAAATTCAACATCAGACAATGTGGTATTAAATTCTCAAGGAGGAATTCACTTATCTACACCTGCCTCTATAGGTAATATAAATCTAGACTCTAATATAGTAACAATGGATTCTAATTTTATTTATTTAGGGAATCAAAGTGTAGCTATTGAACCTTTAGTATTAGGAAATAGATTATTAGATACATTAAGATTATTATTAAAATCACTTTATGAAATAAATAAGGCTTTATCTAAAGCAAAAACAGATATAGTGACAGAAGGAACGTATACTACATTATTTGAATTAACTGCTACTGCTAAAACAATTGAACCAATATTGAATGAAATTAAAAAATTATTAGGAGAAAGTAAAGAAGATAGTATAATTTTATCTAAAACCACATTTACAAAAGAATAATGGCAAAAATACCTAACCCAGAATCAGCTAAAGCTACAGGTGATATATTAGTTAATTTAGGGATACAATTAGCTGTAAAAGTAGTTCCTCCATTAGTTAAAATGGCAACTGATGCAGGTATAGAAGCTTTAAAAGGATATTTTAAACAACCGGAAGGATGCCCAGCAAACGACAAAATATTAGAACTTATAAATACAAGAAATAATATTTTAAAAGTACTAAACCCAACTAGTAAAACAATTGAAGCATTAGTTAAAACATTAGATATAGCTAGTACTACCTTAAACACTATTACTAATGTAGTAAATGCAACCTCAATTGCGGTTGACACAGCTGAAAAGGTTTTAGTTGCAATTCCTGTTGGAGTTTTAGCAGCTACTCCGGGTGCAGTAGTTGCAGCACCCCCAATTTTACAAAAAGTTATAGATAAAGATTTAGCACCAGTATTAACTAGTCTTTCCAACCGTATAAATATAATAAACATAGCAGCTAGTATTGTTTATAACATTGTAATAAAAATAATAGAAGTATTAAATGCTATAGATCTTCATATAAATAAATGTTCTGGCCCAAACAACCTATCTCAATTAACCCCAATTGATCCATTTGTTCAATCTGTTTTTGACAAATACCAAGAATCTCTTACATCACAGGTTGATGTATACACAGCATACAACACAACATATAATGGATTTACATTAGAAATAGTTACTGGATCGTATGCTCCTACTGCAAGTTCACCTAAATTAGTTACTGCTAAAGCTGTTGGTAAAAATTTTGGAGGTATTCCTATTATAGAAACAGAATATTCTTTTACTACTACTCCTCAAGTTTTAATAGATGAACTTAAAATCAGAATAGATACAGAAAACTTAAAAGCATATTGATATGGCATCAACAAACGTTACAAATATAAAAACTGCATTTACGTTAAGTAATACTTTAGGAGCAGACCCAGGTATTCAAACTTCTAAAGATCCTACGTCTAATATAGATCCTAATGACCCTACACGTTTAATTAGTTTAAATCCCCTCCCTCTTAAAATTACAGAAGATAACAATGAAAATACAATTAAAAATCCTGAATCTGATATAAATTATACTACAAGAACATCTATATTAACATTAAAGGGAGAAGCAGTTTTACCAATATTTTATCAAACTGGTTGGTATTCAACAGTTACAGGCTCTAACGCATCATATAATATCAAAAACGCCTCAGTCGAACCTGGATCTGCACCAAACAACGAAACAATAGCAAATGTTTTATATGCTTGGTTAGATAAAATTTTTATAGAGTTTGGAGAAAGAATGATAGTTGATGACTTAAATGCTGTTACTACTTTTAATTTTAATTTTTCAAGTCAAGAATCTGCTATTCCTAATTCTGATAATGAAAAAGCAGGCAACCCTCCAGGAAGCCCAAAAACACCATTTACACCCCTTATTACAAATGCTCCGGGTACACTATCTGCCGCTAGATTTAAGTGGATAGAATATTTTATAAAAGAATATATTAAAAATTTAAAGGAAAGATTTCAAAAAAATAATTTTTATAAAGATGAAGACCATAAAAAAGTTATTGAAGGATTATCAGACCCCAACTCAAAACTAAAAATATCAGTTAATAACAATCCTATATGGGGGTATACACCGTATTCTACTACTAAATTAGATTTTGACAATCAAACTCATGCAAATTTATATAAAGGAAAAAATATAACACAATTTTATGATATTAAAGATATTCCTTCATATTTTAGAGATGGAAGTGCAAATGCAACTTTATTTCAAGCTGGGAAAAATTCTTCCCCTGATTCCACTACTACAATACCTAAGCCTATAAGTGAAAAAGCCTCAAATAAATCTTTTAACCAATTGTTTGATGAGCTTAGTCAAAGATATACTAATGAACAAAAATCCAATATACAATTTATTGCTAATATAAATAAAACAGAAAGATTAATAAAATGTGGTGAAAGTAGAGGAGGAGGGAATGGTATATTTGCAGACTCTTCAAAAGGATATAATACTCCAATTATATTAAAAAATGTTCCAAATGATCTTATACCTCTACTTTCATTTAAAGGAGAAGCATATTATATCCCTGATCGTTTTGGTGACCTTCCATTTTACAATTCAAATGCAAATACTCCACATGAATTATTTATACTTTCTCTTATAATAGCTATCCATAGAGAAGCATTTACAAATTCTAAGGGAGAAATAATGCCTGCTTTTGATAAATTAAATAATGTTAAAGGATTTAAAGGAGTATCCATTAATACTCTTTTTGACCAATGGAACAATCCACTAATGAGCAAAGCATTACAAGCAGTTAGATTACTTACTGTTCTTAAGAGTAATCGATTAAAACAATATTCTAATTTAGCTATAAATATATTTAAATATAATAGTGACGCAAGTAATAGATATCGTAATGCAAATTTTCCTGGTGGAGTGTCTTCATCTCCAGATATTACTGCTAATAATAAATTAATAGCTTCACTTATAACAGCTATTCAATTTGAAACCCCCGAACAAGGTTATTGGCAAAATCTTTTAAATAGTTTAAATACAGTTAAAGTTCCCGTTAAAGATTCATCTACTCCTATTTCTTTAAAAGACAAATTTATAAAAGAAGGCCTCCCAGATATTCAAAGTAGTGATAGCGCAATTTTTACTGTTCCTTTGATAGATAATAAATATAAAAGAGAATCTGACGGTAGTATTCAAATTCCAACTTATGGAATTTTAGGTGCAACTGTTTATGATTATAAACGCAAATGTAAATCTTAATTAATAAAATTTTAATACTTTCAATATTTATAACAAATGAAAACCGACATCCTTAAACAACTTATCAAAGAAGCAGTAAAAGAAGCAATTCATGACGAATTGAAGGACATTTTACTCGAGGCTGTAAAGGCACCAAAAATGCCAGTTAACGAATCAACTACATTAAACTTTACAACCAAAAACATACCACATCAAGCACCTAAACCAGCCATAGATACTAAAAAGGCATATATGGATATACTAGGTGAAATGGCTCAAGGTCCATCTTCGGGCTTTGCTGGTGATTTTCAAGTTAATGGACCTGTAAATACAATGTCTGAAGGCAGTTCATTGCCAGGTGGACAATTAGGTTTAGATCAAATAATGGGACTAATAGGTAAGAAATAATGGCTTTTGGTGCTAAAAAAATATATTCAATAGATCAACGTCCTGGCGTAGCTGTAGGCGTAGCTATTCCTTTTAATGCACCAAATGTTTTTCCTTCTACATATACTACTAAAGATGCTATACGTAATAATTTATTAAATTTCTTTTTAACAAACATTAATGAAAGATATTTAAATCCAAATTTTGGTTCTAATTTAAGAGCACTTTTATTTGAACAAATAATAACTGGAAACCTTGAATTTTTACAACAAAATATTCAAAATGTAATATCAAAATATTTTTCAAATATAAATATAGAAAATATAAATATTACTCCACAACAAGATTCAAATGAAGTATTTGTAAAAATTACATATAATATTATAGATACAGGAATAGTAGATAACATACAAATAGGATTTGCATAATGGCATCAAATAAAAATATAAAATATTTAAATAAAACTTTTGACGATTTTAGGGCCAGTTTAATAGAATATACTAAAACATATTTCCCTACAACATATAACGACTTCAGCCCAGCATCCCCTGGTATGATGTTCATGGAAATGGCTGCGTACGTAGGTGATGTTTTATCGTTTTATTTAGATAATCAAGTACAAGAAAATTATTTACAATTTGCTCGTCAATCAAATAATTTATTTGAACTAGCATATATGTTTGGTTACAAACCAAATGTAACAGGTGTAGCAACTACAAATATAGATTTCTATCAGAAAGTCCCTTCAATATTGTCAGGCTCAACATACATTCCTGATTTTAATTATTCTTTATTTATTCCTGGTAATTTTACAGTATCTACTAACACTAATCCTGCAACGTCATTTTTAGTGTCAGATGACGTAGATTTTTCAGTTTCAAGTTCTTCAAATCCAACAGAAATATCTATATACGAAGTATCAGGAACTACCCCATTATATTACTTACTTAAAAAGAATAGAAAAGCAATATCTTCTACAATTAATACAACTACATTTAATTTTGGAGCTCCTGTTAAATTTTCTACTGTTGAAATTAATGCATTTAACATGGTAGGAGTATTAGATTGTGTTGATTCAAACGGAAATACTTGGTATGAAGTAGACCATTTAGGTCAAGAAATGGTATTTAATTCTATTAAAAATACTAATACAAACGATCCTAATTTATCAACATACGGTGATGCTCCATATCTTTTAAAATTAAGAAAAATTCAACGCCGTTTTACTACTCGTTTTAAAAACTCTACAACATTACAAATACAATTTGGAGCAGGAACAGCCACAGACTCAGATGAAGAAATAGTACCAAACCCAGATAATATAGGTATTGGTTTACCATTTGAACAAACTAAACTTACAACAGCATTTTCTCCATCTAACTTCCTATTTACTAAAACATATGGCATTGCTCCATCAAATACTACTTTAACAGTTAGATATTTAACTGGAGGAGGAGTAGCAGCAAATGTAGCAGCTAATACTTTAACAATTTTAAATACTACTTCTAGATTTATAAATTCGAATCTAGATCCAAACACAGCAAACGATATATTTGGTTCATTAGCCGTAACAAACCCATTAGCAGCTAGTGGAGGTGGAGACGGAGATACAATTGAAGAAATTAGACAAAATTCTATGATGAATTTTTCTACTCAATTGCGAAACGTAACCCAAGATGATTATATGGTTAGAGCAATGAGCATGCCATCTAAATATGGTAACATTGCTAAAGCATTTATTGAACCAACTAAAATTAAAAATCTATCAGCTGGAGAGTCAAATTCAGTTTTAGATCTTTATATTTTAACATTTAATATAAACAGAAATCTTATTGCTGCTTCTGTTGCACTTAAACAAAATCTTATAGCATATTTATCTCAATATAGAATGTTAAACGACTCTGTTAACATTAAAGATGCTTATGTTATCAATATAGGAGTTAATTTTGATATAATTGTTTTACCTAATTACGTTAGCACAGATGTAATAGCAAGATGTATATCTGCTTTACAAGTATTTTTTAATATTAGTAATTGGCAAATTAACCAACCTATTATTTTAAGAGATTTATATGTTTTATTAGATAGAGTAGAAGGAGTTCAAACAGTTAAAAATTTAGAAATAACAAACAAATCAGGAATAGAATTAGGGTATTCTTTATATTCATATGATATAAAAGGAGCTACATCTAATGGTGTAATTTATCCTTCACTTGATCCTATGATTTTTGAAGTAAAATATCCTAACGTAGATATTCAAGGTAGAGTAGTACCATTATAAAAATAAAATGGCAGTATATAAAATATTCCCAACAAAAGACGCTACAATATACACAGCGTATCCTGATGCAAACTCTGGATTAGATGAAATTATTGAAACTTCTTTAGAAGTAGGAGCACTAATGTTTCCTGCTCCTCAAGCTAGTAGATTTTTAATTCAATTCCCTTCAGATGAAATATCTGATGTTTTAGTTAATAAAGTTTCTAGCTCACAATGGCAATCAAATTTAAGATGTTTTATAGCAAATGCTGAAGGTTTAAATTTAGACACTACTTTAGAAATATATCCTGTATCTCAATCTTGGGAAATGGGAGTAGGAAAATATGCAAATGTTCCCAAAACAACAACTGGTGTAAGTTGGATTTGGAAAGATTATTTAAGTGGAAGTAAATGGATATCAGGATCATTTAGTCCTGGAACTACAGGTTCATATTCATCTACTGTGGGTGGAGGTACTTGGTATGTAACATCAAGTTTATCTGCATCTGTAACATTTGGTTATTATACTGATAAAGACATTAATGCTAATGTAACTAATATAGTTGGGGCTTGGTATAGTAGTTCTATTCCAAATAATGGATTTATTATTAAACAAGCTTCTGAATTTATAAATAACGAAGATATCCAACCTAAGTTAAAATACTTCTCAGTAGACACTCATACAATATATCCTCCGTGTTTAGAATTTAGATGGAATGATTATACATTTAATACTGGTTCTAGTGGGTTAACATTTATAACTTCATCTCAAATAGTAGCTACTTTTCCTAATAATAAAGGATTCTTTGAAAAAGATAGTATTGAAAAGTTTAGATTAGACGTGCGTCCTCAATACCCCGCTCGTACATTCCAAACTAGTTCATTTTATATTCAAAATTATCTTTTACCAACAGCATCTTATTATGCTATAAAAGATTTAGATACAAATGAATTTATAATTGATTTTGACACAACTTATACTAAAATAAGTGCTGATAATCAAGGTAATTATTTTACAATTTATATGAATGGTCTAGAACCAGAAAGATATTATAAGTTTTTAATTAAAACCTCAATTAATGGAGAAACATTAATTTTAGACGACAATTATTATTTTAAAGTTGTTAACGGATAATGGCACAAGAAAAAATAACTCTATCTAAAGTAGGTTATAATCCTAATCAATTTAGTAAGGTTATAAATACTACCTTTTTTCAAACTGTTGTCCCTACTCCCCCAACGGCATCAAATCCAATTGCCACAGTAAATGATTTTTTTAATGCTTACGATACTTTATTTTTTAGTATCCCCATAACTGGAGAGACAGATTCACACGAATATTTAGTTAAAAGAAGCTCAGAATATGTTGGAGGAGAACAAATAAATGAAACCATTCAAGTATTAATAAATGAAATTAATAATCTTAGAGTAGAAAATAATGAATTATTAAAAAAACAAGTAAACGCATCAATATCTGCATCAATATCTGGTTCTAATACTTAAAACAAATGACTCAAAATATTGTAAATATAACTCAAACAGATTCAACTCAATTTCAATATCAAACATTTAGTACGGATGTTAGTTATGTGCAAAAAGTTAATCAAACAGGTATAGATTTTACTTTAAATCCAAACAACTATGTTGAATTATATATCTATAATTCTCAAAATATATTAATAAATCAAGTATCTCCTTTTACAGATTATAATCTTGTAGGTATAGAAGTAGTAGTTGATCCTCAAAAAGATTTAGAAAACTTAGGATATAGTGATGGTAAATATACATTATATTATAATTTTTTAACCCCACTTTTAGGAGATAGTACCAATCCACTATACATTTCATCTATCAGCTCAGATAGAACAGAAATAATATTAAAACAACTAAATCCACTAAA